CAGCAGATAAAACTGCGTAATTTTTAGTTGTTATTGCTAAATTAGTTCCAATCATATTCAGACTTTAAAACTCCATTTTCTAAGGTGCAAACTTTTTGCCCTGTTAAATACTTATTTGCTATGCTGTTAAACGTTTCAATGCTTTCAGTCCAATTATAAAGTACCACTAAAAAATACTTTTGATAATCTTCACAATTAATTATTTCACCGTATTGGCTTAATTCTATTTTTAATTGATCCATTAATAATTGATTTTCATATTTGGTCTTGTTGATGAATTTCTTGTGCCAAATCCTGTTGGATAACTTGCGTCATTTTGTTTATACCAACTTAAAAATTGTGCGCTCGTTGAATGGCATTCAGCCCAACCGTAACCACTTTGCCAACTGCCATCTTTGTTAATCCAAATAATTAAAAGATTGTCACTTCCATTATAACAAAAGTTACTATTAAAATTTATATTATTATATCCTGATGTTACAGTCCAATTGAAAGTTTTAACAGTTTGCGAGTCTTTAATTCCTGCTATTCCACTTACATCTCCATTTGTGTTTGTTATTTGAACATTTGTTCCAAATTGAGAATCTGTAATGTGTGCTAATTTTATTGTTTGATTATTAAAGGTGTAACCTGGTGAATAACCAGCCATGTGTATCTGTAATCCTGTTATGTTTTTTTGACTACCTAACTCACTTTGTTTTAAAATAAACATTGTGTGAGAATAGTTATAAAGACCATAAGCTGGGTAATCACTTACATTAGATGTGCCTTCTGTTGTAACCCAATTAAGATTTCTAACAGAACAACATCTAACATAGTTCTTAACAGATAATGGATGTAAAGGTATCACTCCGAATAAGCAATGATGGTTCCGCTTGTTAATGTCAAGTTTGTAAATACAGCATCACCAGGCGCATAAATAATAGCACCTTGTTTTAATGTCTTTCCACTTAAACCAATTTGTGTTAAATAATTTGTTGTAGTATCAGGTGCAAAGCCACCTGTTAATGTGCCTACTACTGTATCAGCTTGAACAATAAAACAATAATATTTTTTACCTGTTCTTGCTACTGTGTTATCAATATATTCACAGCCACCGTTAGCTGTTAGTCTTAATGCGTTTGCCATGTTGTTTATTTTTTAAAGTACCAAAATTTTTTATTATTGAATATATAAATCTATTATTGTTCCGTATGCATTATTCACTCCTAAATTATTTATATTTCTAAAAGATAATAGATCTCCTTTTGTTACTGATATATTTAATCCTGTTAAATTTGCAGTGTAAGTAGGAGTTTGAGTAGATAAATCTACTATTTGCAAAGTAGTCCATGCACCTGCAAAATTTTTCTGATATTGTATCGTGAATGTGCCTGTATAATATTGAGGTCTTACTTGTATTAATGCTTCATATATTATTCCTGTTTTCATTATATATAATGCAGGAGTTGTATTTGATGTAAAAGCGTTAAAATATAAAAAAGAACCATAATAATATGTGGTTGTTAAATTTTGTGTAAAATAATTATGACCGACTGTTTGATAAAATAAATTTTGAGTTTTGACATAATTAACTAAATCTGTTTGATTTGCTAAAGTTCCTGTTATCGCTCCCCAAACACCACTATTTGCTGATACTTCAATATAAACACTACCCGACCATCTATAAACCTTATTTGTATCTAATGCTACATAAATCTTATTTGAAGTACCTGTAACAGGAAAGGCAGCTAAATTTGCATACTCCAACACGTCACTTACATAACTTGGTAAATAACTAGCATCTACTTTTGTATCGCTTCCTAAAGGCGTATATCCATTAGCAACACCTTTACTTGCTGTACTTTCAGGGGTATATCCTAAAACAGTTGCTATGCTTTTATTCTCATATCGTGTAGTTCCTGAACTCCAAAATAAACCTTGGTTATTTGTGGGACTTGGAGCGTATACATCATGAAGCTCGCCGATTTCCCACCCGTTCATTATCTTACAATATATTTTACCTTGGTTAGCATGTGCGTAAACAACATAGCCAACAACAACTAAATGATTTGGTGCAATAGGCTGTATATTTGTTAAATTACCAGGTGTTGATGAACTAACATAAAGCACATCGCCATCCTCCCATGTTTCACCTTGTAAATCACCTGTAGTATTTAATCCTGTTATCTCACCTATTACTACTATTCTGCCGCTTTGATTATTATCTATATTTTCATAAACAACTCCAATTGTATCTGTAGAATTTCCATTGCTATCTGCTAATGCATAATCAACTGCTAACCTTTGTCCTTGTGCGTCTTGAACTTTTAGAACTTTATATCCTGTAGCTAAAAGATTATCGCCTGTTTTGTTTACTACAGTTAAATATAGATTTTCAGGATAACCTGCGCCCCCTTCGGGTACGTAGTCTAAATTAGTCCATGTATCAACTCCATTGCCTATCTTATAACGTGGTTGGTCTGTGCCTGAATAAAGTACATCTGTACTCAAAGCCATTTCACCTGCTAATAAAACAGGGTTGTTTGAAGTCCAATTTGCTGATGTATCTCTTCTTAATTGTATCTGTGCTGTTATTGTACTCATGCTTGTATTATCGAATTTGTATAAGTTGTATTTGAAGCTCCACCATCTATTGCACTAACTTGAATTACTGTATAAGTCTCACCGCCTTTTAAAGTCGTTATAACAGTTCCATTTTGGTTTACAATAGTAACTAGGCTTGATGTTCCTGCATTCGTTATAGTTGAATCAAATGGTATTTGGCATCTATCATAAGTGAAAGGTACTTTTAAATTTACATCAAAGTAATAACCCGCATCCTCATCATCAAAACGTGGTTCACTAAATGGATTTAAAGTAACGTTATCGCTAACTAATTTCCAACCATAAATAGTAGAATTAAGCTGTGCAATAATATCTAAACATATTTGCTGAATGTCACTGAATAGCTCTAACTCGTTTTGTTTGCCTTTAATCAGTCTATCCATTACATAGATACGCAAAACGTGAGTATAAGCATTACCTTGCAATACAGGTGGCTCATAATCAACCCACATTGCAGGATATTCAGTTATTCCACTTGTTGCAAATTCAATAACATTACCATTACCAAAAGAATTGATTTGATAATGTGCGTTTGCTATATTATTTAGATTTTTTATTACTTGGTTTAACGTTATCATTCAAAAATTTTTTTAGTATTTCAATTTTATTAAAGAGTTTATATCCACTCTTTTTAGAAACGTTTTCTTTTTTCGAATTTTTCTTCATAGCTAAATACTGAACGATTACGACCTAAATAAATACTTTCCTCATATGAATACCCTTGCGGATAAATAGTATCAAAACCATCGCCAGGATTATCATATAATGGGTATTGGTCTGAATACTCAAATAAATAATCAATTAATCTTTTAGTGTGATACTGAGCTTTGTCGGTAACTAAGTTCATAAAAGAATTTAACTCGTTAAAATCAACTCCTGTGCTATTATCACTATTCTTTTTGACTATGTTCTTATTTGTTACCTTGTAAGTTAGAAATGGAGCAGCCTCAACCATTACCCACCATTTAAGTGCAGGAATAATATAATTGTCTAATAAGGTTGTATTTAAAGCCGATAATGTATTTGTGCTTACTTGGTTTATAATTTCATCGTATAATCCTGAACCAATATAATTACGGATATGAATCTTTTGAGCTTCTTCAATAGAAATTCTGAGATATTTTTCATCTACATTAGGATCAACAAATGTGTAGTCCTTAATGTATGTTGCTGTTAAAAGTAATACTGTTGCCATGTTTTATTTTTTAATTTTTACAACATTTGCGCTCCAAATATGCCTGCAAAATGGTGTTCTTGTTTGACCGCCCTTTCTAGTCCACCAACCACCACGATAATTCCAAACATCATAACCTACTATCTTACTAATCTGTTCTATTTGCGCTCTTGAATACATTTTATTTGCATCCAATAACTTAACACAGAACTCTCTTGAATTTCGTTTGTCAGGCTTAACTCCTGCTCTCCATTCGTAGGTGTACATTATCTTATAGTCTTCGGTATCTGTGCCTAAACGATTTGATGTTCTAATAGCTTCGGTTGTTGGTACTCTAATATCTTTTTTTTGACCACCTGCATTAGTTTCTTTAACCTTAATTAGTTCTTCTTTAACCATGTCATTGATTAAGTCTGCAACTCTATCTTCTTTGATTCTTAAAGTATCTGCAATGGTCTTATTATCCATTAATGGGTCTTTATCTAATAGCCCAACAATATCTCTTTTAATTTGTTTGCTTAATGGAGAAACATCAACAGCAAAATCAAAACGATTTTCTTCGTTCATAAACTTTTGCTCAATCACTTCGTAGTTTTCTCTATCATCCCCAAACATTTTAAAGATTTCAATTACTTCATCAATTTCACTTTCTGATGCAAATGAATGTTCGCATATTTGGTCTTCAAATCTATGGATAGCACTTGAAATAATTGGCTTAACTTCTTCTTCTAATGGTGGTAATCCATACATTTCACGAACCTCGTTTTTAGTCATTACCTTAATTTTTTCTTCAATAGGTAACTGCTCTTCAATTGGGTCTAACTCTTTTAAGTAAATACGATTTGAGAATCCTTTTAATTTAAGTAAATAGTTAAAGTCTTTTTCTATTTCTTTTTGATTAGGTATAATATAAGTATTCTTATACAACTCATAACTATCATTTATCTGGTCTTTAGTTCCTAATTCTCCTGCTGTTTTAATTCCAACTAACATTGGATTAGGAATGTGATGTCCAATAATTAATTCTTGTATAACTTGGTCGTTTAACTCGGTTAATTGTGCATCTACATTTTGAGGTGTTAAATGCTCAATTGTAGGAGCAGAATCTTTGTTTCCACTAAATGTAATTAGTAAGCTGTTTGCTCTATCAGTTCCTGTGAATTTCTCTTTTAGTCTTGCTTCGATTTCTTCTTTCTCTTCTTCAGTTGGTCTTCCATTTGAGAAGTTAAGAATAGTTCCTGCATTAAAAGCACTCTTAATAGCATTTAAACGATAATTAGACAATTCAACATCAACTTCTGCATATACAGCACTTGCCACATAATCAGGCAAAGGATAAGCATCTAAATCAGGTCTGTATTCTTTTGAAACAAATATTTGTCTGCCTGTTGGTTTTTCAGGATCAAACAAAGGGATATATTCTAAGTCAGTTTCTTCAGGTGATTGCTTTTGTTTTGACCAGTCTTTTGAATACCAATAGCCATCCGCATCTTTTGCCTT